ATCTTACGATAAGATCGCAGGTCTTTTCAAGATCTAGCCAGTTTTTAATTTCTAGCATATTCACTGCCGAAAGAATACACATCCCAATTTCGCCATTTTTATCATGATAATCATTTAATGGAATAGTAGGATGAATCACTTCTGTACAGAGGTTGCTCATTGTGACTTTATCTAACCAAGCGCCATGATTATTTGCATGATCAACATTAAGTATATAAATCCTTCCAGTTTCGACTCGTTCTTTTATTATAAGAGAAAACAATTTGCGCGCAGAAATTTTCTTTTTAATTTTTAATTTTTTAGATTCGCATTCCTTATACACTTTATCAAAATCTTTAGTACCCCATGCTTCATATAATTCTGGTACTTCTGCATTGTTAAACAAGATAACATCTTCATCTTTTAAAACTCTATCATAGAATAACTTACTCATCCCAACCGTATAATCTAATTTACGAACCCTATTATCATCTGTACCAGCGTTATTTTTTAATACAATTATATCTTCAATTTCGTAATGCCACCATTGAATATTGCAAGTAGCACTTCCTCCTCTTAATCCATTTTGTTGCCAAGCTTTAACGCTACTTTCATAAATTTTTAAAAATGGAATTAAACCAGTATGTACCACTTCTCCATTCTTTATCGGTGATCCAACTGCTCTAATTTTACTTACATCTATTCCAATTCCACACCTATTAGCTGTAGCCATACTTACAGCAGTTGCGCTAGCCGTAATACTTTCCCTAGTGTCATCAACTCCTATCAAGCAGCAACTAGCGTAGTTTTTGCTACTTGTTCTAACCCCAGCCATTATTGGAGTTGGTAAGTTTATTTTATGTTTGCTGATAGCGTCATAAAATTTTCTGACATAAGAAAGTTTTGTTTCTGCTGGGTATTTAGCAAAAGAGTATGCGGCAATTAGTATATAAGCAAATTGTGGAGTTTCATAAATTTGATTTGTGGTTCTATTTTTAATTAAATATTTATCGCAAAGCTGTTTTATGCCAGCGTATGTAAAAATAAAATCTCTATCGTGATCAATAAATTCACCAATTTTATTAATTTCATCTTCCGAATAATCTTTTAAAATACTATCATCATAAATTTTATTTTTAATATTTTCTTTTAAAAATTCAGATAGTCTTGGTGGGTGCTTGCCTTTCCATACATCTTTTCTCAATTGATAGCTTAAAAGTCTAGCTGATACGAATTGATAATTTGGTTTTTCAATAGAAATTAAATTGGCTGCGCTTTCAATCAAAAGACTATGTATCTCTTTACTCGATACTCCATCGTGAATATTTATTTTTGCATTAATTTCAATGTCAGTTAAACTTACCCCAGAATAACCATCTATCGCCCAATTAATTACCCGATTGATCTTTTCAATATCAAATTTTTCAGTTGATCCATTCCGCTTTTTTACATTTATATATTTACTCATACTTACTGTGAGTATAAGTTTACAGTATTTTTAAAAATTATAAAAGAAAATTTTTACTGTTGTTAACAATACTTTTAACTCACTTTAGATATGTGTACAGAATCTCTAATCTCTTATTAATTATTTTCCCAATGAGCTCTTGCAAAGCGAAGCTTTCCCTGTATTAGAGGGTCATTTCGAGCTAACTGATCCATTTTCCCAATTGAGTCTATAAGCCTTTCGGCTCGCCTAACACTTATCGGATGTCGGTAGGATCATCCATCGCGCGTTAGCCCTTGCACCTACACTCCCTTAATTTCTTAAGGTTTCTCGGGTCGCAAGCTTCGTTAGCGTTGCCCGACGTTTCGGATCAGTTCAAACTCACTATTTTTAGAAAATAGCAAAACTTTGTATTATTTTACTAATACTATATGATGTATACTATCTATTATTTTTTTGTTTGTCAATTCTATTTTTTATGTTATAATTACTAAATGTTTAGTATATATAGTTCAGCTTTTAATCTTATTAAGAATAACTTCAACTATATTGAATCTATTAATAATTTTTGTAGCTTCGCAGATGAAGTAGTAATAGCAGTAAACAAGTCAGAGGATAATACTTTTGAAGCGTTAAAATCATTGAATTTAAATAATTTAAAATTAATTGAAACTGACTTCTCTTATCAAGACCCGTTATTAGATGGCAAAATTAAAAATAAAGCTTTACAAGCCACAAAAGAAGAATTTAAAATTGGATTAGATATGGATGAGTATATTCCATTATGGCAAAAAGACATTTGGACTAATCTAGCATATCAATTAAGGTTTGATATTTATGATTGTTATATGATACCTTCGCTTAATCTTTATAAAGATAAAGATCACTATTTTTTAATAAATCATAAGTGGTACTTGCATAAAGGAAATCTTTTTAGAGGTGCAGTTAATTTTGCTAAAAACCCAAATGGAACAGTAGATACCTCAAGAAGCGATACATGTGAATTAATAGACTCAAATGGAAATTTAGTACCATCTAAAATGTTTGATAATGATATAAACTCGCTAAGGTCTAAAATAGTTCCATTTGTAGTTCATAATGGATATTTGAATCTGCAAGATAGAGTCTTAAGGAATAAGAATTTTTGGAAACAGCATTGGAAAATTGAATCTGGCGGAACCGAACCAGCTCATAAAGTCCATGAATTTTTAGAAGATTTTTCAGAAAGATATTATCAACACAATTTAGATATATGAAAGTTGCTTTAATAGCAAATGATTATGTACAACAATTCCCATTAGAAAATTATGGAGGAATTGAAACTTGCGTTGAAAATTTAGCTCAAGGTTTATTTGATAATAAGATTGACTTCTTTGTTGTCTGTCCTAAAAGAAAAGATAAAAAAGAATACCCTTTTGAGGTTTATGAAACAGAAGAAGAACCAACATCATTAAGTAATAAGAATAGTTCATATTATGCCTACTCTGTGGCGAAAGTTTTAAAAAATTTAAAATTTGATATAATTTGGAGTCAAAGTCATTGGAGTATCAGTCCTCTTTTATTTTTTAAAAAACCAATCATTTCTACATTTCATGATAGTTGCGAAAAACAATATGGATGGATGAAAGATTTAGATAAGGTCAAATATAGATTTATTTCTAATTTTCAATACAATAACTGGGTTAAAGAAGAATGGGAAAAAGAAAAAAGCTTCATGTGCTATACAGGTCTAGCAGATTCAGAATTTAAATTAAATGAATCAAAAAAAGATTATTTTCTATGGTGCGCTGGATTAAACTGGGGATTGGACGCGAAAGGATTAGATATTTTTATAAAATTATCAGAAACTTTTAAAGATAAAAATTTTGTTGCGTATGGAGCTGGCAATAAACAATTAGAAGAGTATCTTTTAAATAAAAATAAAACAAACTCTAATTTTTTATATAAAGGCAAACTAAACAGAGGCGAGGATCATCAATTAGTATTTTCTAATGCTAGAGCATTTTTCCTTCCGACCAGACTACCAGAAGCATTTGGAAGAACCGTTATAGAAAGTTTTTCTAAAGGTACCCCAGTTTATGGTTCAAATAACGGAGCACTAAAAGAATTAATAAAAGACAATATAAATGGGTTTAAATTTTGTTTAGAAACTTTAAGCTTGAATTTAGACTACAGTTTTAATTATAAGAAAGTATTCGAATCATCATATATATTTAACATTTCCGAAGAAATAAAAACCTTATTAAAAGAAAGTAATAATATATGAAATATATAAACAACGTAACGCTTTTAACAATTCTTGGTAATTCAAATCCATCTCTGAAAGAGAACTATCATTTAATGAATAAAATAATAGATTCTTCTTACGATAAATTGAGATTTAATAATATAAAAATATTATCTGCTCAAAATGAATCGTTTGACTTTAAAGAAAAAAATGTATCAATTGTAAATATTAATCCAATGTCACAAGCGGGATATAACGCCTTTTGTGTTAACGAATTATATAAATACGTAGACACGGAATTTGTATTGCTTTTTCAAAATGACGGTTTTATTTTAAACCCTCAACATTGGTCAGATGATTTTTTAAATTATGATTATATTGGAGCACCTTGGCCAAACCATGAAAAATCTAGAGTTGGAAATGGTGGATTTTCATTTAGAAGTAAAAAGTTTTTAAATGCGACCAAAGATCTAGTTTATTTAGAAAATATTGGACTATCTGGAGGGGTATGCACACCAGAAGATCATCTATTATGCAGATATTATTATGATCATTTAATAAAAGCTGGCATAAAATTTGCCCCAGTTGATGTAGCTATTAGATTCTCTTTTGAACAATTTATACCAGAATATCCTTTTTGGAATAATGATATGTCACTAGGATTCCATGGTTTATTTCAAACAGGATGGGATAATGATGAATTTAGATTAAATGTAAAAAAGCAATATAATCTATTATGAAAGTAGCTTTTTTCAATCATCAATTATGCATTAGAGGGTCTACTGTGTCTTTATATAATTATGCAGTAGCTAATCAGAAATTACTAGGGAACGAATCAATTGTAGTATATATGGCTGACGCAGAAAATATTAATCACACAGACCCTACTGTATTAGAAAAATTTAATAAAACATTTAAAACTAAAGGATTTGATAATTGGGATAGTCTAGATGAGTACCTAAAAGAAGAAAAAGTTGATGTACTTTTTAAAAGTTGCGGTGGATGGAACGATAATAAAGTAAGCAAATATGCAAAGACATGTGTCCAAGCAATTTTTGATATATATCAACCCCACGGAGATGTATATTCATATCTTCACGAATATATGTCAAACAAAATGACAGACGGCAAAGCTCCACATGTCTATGGTATTTGTGATTATCTTCCAGAGCCTAATTTGAATTTAAGAGAAATTTATAATATCCCATCTACCGCTAAAGTGTTTGGTAGAATTGGAGCAAAAGATTCATTTAACGTAGATTGCGCAAAGCATGCAATTATAGATTTAGTTAATAATACGGAAGATGTTTATTTTATGTTTTTTGGTACAGACTCTTTTTATGAGCACCCTAGAATTATATATTTGCCAAAGTCCCATGAATATCAAGATAAGTCAAATTTTGTGGATGCTTGTGATGCAATGCTTCACGCCAGAATAGATGGAGAAATCTTTAGTTTATCTATATCTGAATTTTTATGGTTTGATAAACCGATCATAACATTTAATATAGGGTTTCAAACTGGACATTTTGAAATTCTAAAAGATAAAGCTATAATTTATAAAGATAAAGAGTCTTTATGCTCTATTATTAAAAATTTTAATAAAAATGATTACCCTAAAAATTACTATAAATCAATCATATTAGATAATGGATTTACAACAGATAAGGTAATGCAAAAATTTAAAGAAGTTTACTTAACTTAATGAACCTAACAATAGACCGCTCAAATCGTTTAGCAAATCAATGGTGCTGGGAATGGCACTATATTATGAATATTTTTAGAGAATTAGAAAAAATTGATTCAAATAACTATCAGTATGTATTTACAGACAACTTAGAAACGCTCCCAATTGAACCAAATAATAATACAGTAGTTTTTATTGTTTCTGACGAACGTTATACTATCCCAAAATACGCAGAAAAAATTAAAGCTATTTTTAAAAATTACGTTCTTCCAGAGCAAGAGGCTTTAAATATATATCCTATTCCACAAGGCTACAATAAAGATTTAATTTTTTATCCATATAAAAATATAGAAGAAAGAGCTCACGACATAAGTTTTCAAGGAAACTTTCATACATCGAGACCAATTGTTATTCAAGGCATTCTTGATGAAATAAATAAAAGAAATTTACAATTAAATATTCTATTAAATCAAAGCTCAAATACGTTTGATTATTCTAATAATTTATGGAATACAAAAATTTCATTATCACTAGACGGTCAAATTACTCCAGAAAACTTTAGATTTTTTGAATCAAGTATTTTAGGATGCGCAATTATTGCCTCTAATAATTTACCAAAAAATTGGATATATGATCAAAACCATTACATAAAAGTAGACTGGAAGAATTCAAAAGAAGTTGTAGATAACATAGAAAATTTATTAAGAGATAAGGGGTTACTAGAAAGACTTTCAATAAGATCCTACAACGCATGGAACAATTTATACAATCCAAAAAACGTGGCATTATATATAACCAATAAATTGAAAGAAATAAAATGAATACTAAAATTAAAAAAACGCTATTAGAATATGGGCATAAAGGAATAATTACGAACAAAGGATATTTCCAATGCTTAACAGATAAAGCTGCTTTATACGCGCAAATTGGTCATTCATATGAAAATGCATATCCTCATCTTTTAGAAAGATTTCTTGAAAAAGAGGAGTTTAATATGCTTGAACTAGGAATTCATAAAGGGTACAGTTTAGAGATGTGGGCTAAAATATTTCCCCAAGCGAACATTTATGGGCTAGATTTTGATCATTCTTTAATTGACCCATACGCAAATTTAAATCAAAAAAATATTAAAATATTGCCACAAGCAAGTCAAACTGATCCCAGCATTTTAAATTTTATACCAAATATGGATTTGATAATAGATGACGCTTCACATGAACCAAATTTAACAATTAAATCTTGGGAGATTTATAGAAATAAATTAAATAAAAATGGTTTATATATTATTGAAGATGTACCAAGCAGCATTTTTGATGAGGCTATTTTTCCAAAATTATTTAAAGATAATTTTAAATTAATAGACTTGAGATCAATAAAAGGTAGGGATGATGATATAATTTTATATTATGAAAATTAAATATTCAATGCCAGACAATCCAAGGATTGTTAGCCAATTTAATAATTTTCCATTTGGATGTGGAGAAATAAAAAATTTTATAGATATCTGTAGAGAAATTCAATCAATTAAAAATATAGATAATACTATTTGGTATGCTGATCCAGATTATAATTCTCAAAACGCACCAGAAGGTTTATCAAAAGAAGATATAGTTTTTTACAAAGGAGATGAACACTACAGGATTCCCTCTTGGCATAAAGATTGTAAATTAATTTTAAAACATACCGTTCGAAATGATTTCCCAGAAAATATTATACATATACCGTTTTTGTATACTTCAGATTGCATAAGATTTCCATATGTTCCATTTAACAACAGAAAGATAGACGTATTCTTTACTGGGACTTGCTGGCCAGAAACTAATAGAAAATTTATTATAGATTACTTAAAATCAAAACTAAAGGGAGTAAATTTTATTCTTGGCGATTTCATAAACCCCAAAGAATATTATTATATTTTAGCAAATACTAAAATTTCTTTATGTTTAGATGGCAAATGGACTCCAGAATGTTATAGATTTTCAGAATCAGTACAAGCAGGATCATTAGCTTTTTCTTCTGATTTGTCTTATTCAAAATTATTTGATAATTGCCCCTACATAAAAACTGATTGGTCTAATCTAGATCAAGTCATAGATCAAATATATTTTTACTTAACAAGTAAAGATTCTGAAGAAATTTCAATATGCGCTCATGATTTTTGGCAAAATAAGTGGCATCCCAAGAAATGGGCTGAATTAATTTTAAGTAAAATTTAATGATAATCGCTAAAACACCATTTAGAATTTCACTAGCGGGAGGATCTACAGATCTTGAATCTTTCCTAGATTTATATGGACAAGGCTCTGTTATAAGTTTTCCTTGTAATCTTTATACATACATAACAATTTTTGATGATAAATTAGGCCTTAATTCTTATGATAAGAAATACATTATAGCGTACTCTAAAAGAGAGGCAATTAATCAGGTAGATAAGATAAAAAATGATATAGCGCGAATTATTTTAAAAAAATACAATATAGCCCCAATTAATGCTACATTCAATTCTGATATATTCAGCTCAAATTGCGGGTTAGCATCATCAAGCTCTTATACATTATCATTTTTAAATGCCATTTTTAAATTCAAAGGATTGAATTATTCCGATGTTGATCTATGTAAAGAGGCTTTAGCTATAGAAAGAGAATTTAACCCGTTAACTGGACAACAAGATATATTTGGATGCGGAATAGGTGGATTCAAAAAAATTGACTTTTTTAAAGATAAAAACCCAACATTTAAATATCTTAATTCAGATATCTTTGATAGATATGACTTTAGCTTAATATATACTGGAGTATTAAGATCTTCAACTAATATATTAAAACAAATAGATTCAAGAAAATCATTCTCATTACTTAATCTAGTACAAGAAATGGAAATAGCTATAGAAAAGAACAGACACAAAGATTTCATATCTATTATTAAAGAAGGATGGATAAAGAAAAAAGAATCTAATCCTAACATTATAGCAGATAAAGTGGTTAAAAAAATTGATCAAGATATATCAAATGATAAGTCTATTCTAGCTCATAGATTATGTGGGGCTGGAAACGGTGGGTATTTTCTTATAATAAAAGAGAAAACATCAAAAATAAATTTGAATACTAGCTCTAATATTATTAATATATCTTATGATAAAGAAGGATCAAGATCCTACAGGTTTTAAAAATAGCATTAATTTAATCAATAGAATCACAGCAAAAATAACTAATGCCGAATTAGTTGATTTTCGTCAAATATTTTATGATTATGATAATATTATTATCATAGGAAATGGTGGTAGCAATTCAATAGCTAGTCATATTGCAGTAGACTATAATAAGTTCCTTAAAAAGAAGACGCTTGCGTTTACCGACGCATCAATGCTAACTGGATATTTTAATGATTATGGCCTTGAACAAGTATATGTGAAATTTATTGAACAAAATTTAACTAAAAAAACTTTAGTAATACTTATATCTTCATCTGGAAACTCATTAAATATTTTGGAGTGCGCAAATTTTTGTGAAAAAAATAAAATAGCTTTTTGTTCTTTGACTGGTTTTAATAAAAATAATAAAGTAAAAGTAAAATCTGAAAAATCTAAAAACTGTAAGTTCAATTACTGGGTGGATTCAAAGAGCTACGGAGTCGTGGAGAATTGTCATCAAATATTCTTGCATGCAATTGTGGTAAATTAATATGAGATATTGTCTAGACCTAGATAATACAATCTGTATTACTCCTAGAAATGAATATGAAAAATCAACAATAATAGAAAAAGCTAAAAATTTAGTTAATAAATTATATCACAATGGAAATTATATTATTATAAATACAGCAAGGGGCGCGTCTTCTGGTATAGATTGGACAGAGTTTACAGAAAAACAATTAGCTGATTGGGGAGTAAAGTACAACGAGCTTGTTACAAATAAAAAACCTAATGCAGACATCTTTATTGACGATAAGAATATGTCTATAGAAGAATGGTATAATTCCGATAAATTTCCTAAAGGATTCATTGCGGGTACATTTGATATAGTCCATAATGGATATATTAAATTCTTTGAATTTGCAAAAGAACATTGTAATAAATTAATGGTTGCGGTACATGAAGACCCATCTTTAGAAAAAAACGAGAAAAGCAAACCAATTCATACTTTAGAAGAAAGAATGGAAATCCTTAAATCAATTAAGTATATAGACGAAATTTTTATATATCAAACAGAAGAGGACCTTCACGAATTAATAAGATTAATGAAACCAAGCGTAAGATTCTTGGACGAAACTTATAAAAATAAAAAAATAACAGGCGAAAAATTATGTCCAATCATATATCATGAGAGAAAGCATGACTACTCTTATACAAATTTAAGAAATAAAATTCTTGGTGGCGAAGCGTTAAATAACAAAATAAATCAAATTATTCTAGACTTAGTAGAAAAAGATAATCAAAACATTGATCTCCCCAATCAACTGCCCAGCGAAATTTTAATAAATTCTTTTATTGATAGCGCAATATCTAATATTACAGTTAAAGACGGTTTGATTTTAGAGTTTGGAGTTTATCAAGGTAGAACAATAAATTATATAGCCTCAAAATTTCCAAACAATACAATATATGGATTTGATTCATTTGAGGGGCTTCCAGAAGAATGGAATGATAAAAATCCAAAAGGAATTTATACATTAAATGGCAATCTACCTAAAGTTGAAAAAAATGTTGAATTAATTAAAGGATGGTTCAATGAAACATTGCCTTCGTTTATAAACGATCATAAGAGTCCAATTTCATTGTTACATGTTGATTGTGATATTTATTCATCTACTGTATGCGTTTTAGAATCATTAAAAGATCAGATCGTAGATGGTACAGTAGTTATATTTGATGAAATTTGGAAATACCCAAATTATAAAGAACATGAAATAAAAGCTTTTGCAGAATTTCTTTTAAAATATAATTTTAAATATGAATGCATTAGAACTCTCAAGTCAAGATATGCGAAAGGAATATTTATATTAAAAAAATGAAAACTAAAGTAATAGTAACAGGAGGATGTGGTTTTATAGGAAGCCATGTAGTAGATTTATTAGTAGAAAATAATTTTGATGTCAATGTAGTAGACAACGTTTCTACTTCAAAAAATAATAAATACATACATGAAAAAGCAAAGTATATTTATTTAGACATAACAGAAGATATTGAAAAACTAAAACAAGCATTTAATGGCGCAAAATATATATTTCATTTAGCGGCTTTTGCTAGAGTAGTTCCGTCTATACATGATCCAATGACTTTTCACAATATAAACGTAAATGGATCTTTAAACGTTTTCTTAGCGGCAAAAGAAGTTGGAGCAAAAGTTGTATTTTCTTCATCATCATCTGTATATGGAAACCCAATAGAATTACCAGTAAAAGAAACTCATAGACTAGATTCAATGTGTCCGTATGCACTTCACAAGCAGATAGGTGAAGAGTATCTTGAATTATTTAATAAAATTTATTCTTTGAATAGTGTTTCTTTGCGTTATTTCAATGTTTTTGGAGAGAGAGCCCCAAGAGAGGGAGCTTACGTCCCAGTAGTAGGAATATTCTTAAGACAAAAAGAAGCTGGAGAACCATTAACTATAGTTGGCGATGGACTTCAAAATAGAGATTTTGTACATGCAAAAGATGTAGCGAGAGCAAACCTAGCCGCAGCCTTAGATGAAAGAAATGGGGCATTTATATATAATGTTGGTTCTGGAAAATCGTTATCAGTAATAGAAATAGCAAATAAAATTTCAAAAGATACAATTCATATACCAGAAAGATTTGAATATAAAAGCGCAAGAAGCGACGTTAGTAAAATTAAAGAAGAATTAAATTGGGAATATAAAATAGAACTTATGGACTGGTTAGATTCATACGTATGAAAATATTATTTTTTATTACAATGCATAGGCAATTAGATGAATTAAAAATATATTCATATTTTTTCAATAAATTTAATCATATTAAAAATTTTGATATATTTATTTACAACACTAATAAAAATATTTCCGAGCAAATGGTTCGCAATAATTTAAACTTAAATACGAAGGTGTATGTTCATTGCGATACTAATAATGAAGGATATGTTTTAGGGCTTTTTTCTGGATTAAGTCAAAATTATGATTTATATAGAGAATATGATTTTATTGTTCACTTGCATCCAGATGTATTTATTTTAGACGATAAAAAGCTATATGAACTTTTAATTGATCAAAAAGATAAAGATATAGATTTTCTTGTTTCTCAAGTAGTCGAAGCGCCATTCGCGTATTTAACAGATTTATTTATATTTAAACCAAAGAATAATTTTATATCAAAATATATAAATTATCGAAATCTTGATTCAGCAGAAAAAATATTATTCTCAATAATAGAAGGCAATAATTTAAAAAAATATTTATTCTCAAGATACCCTAATGACGAAATAGGCGGTAAAAATAGAGAAATAGATGAATATAATATATGGCACGAACATAAATTAGAAAATGTACTAAATTATATTCATAATATTAAATGAAAGTAATCGACTGCTTCCTATTCTCTAATGAATTGGATATGCTTGAAATCCGTTTAAACGAATTAAATGATAAAGTAGATAAATTTTTAATTTGCGAATCAAGAGAAACTTTTGCTGGGAAACCTAAAGAATTGGTATATGAAAAAAATAAAGATAGATTCTCCCAGTTCGAAGAAAAGATTATTCATTTAGTCGTTGAAAAGTTTTCAGGCAGTGCTTCAGCAGAAAATAGAGAATATTTTAATAGGAATTACATTCTAAATGGCGTACCAGATTCGTTTAATAATGAAGATATAATTATATTTTCAGATGTAGATGAAATCCCTAAGATAGAAAATCTTGACAAATCCCTAGACATCGCTGTTTTTAGACAAGATATGTATTATTTTAATTTTAATAGTAAATTTACAGAACCAAATGATCACGCAAATTGGCATGGATCAATAGCATTTAAAGCTAAATTTAAAAATAAATCAAACCTACAGAACATTAGATTTAATAGATACAATATACGACCAGTAATAATTGATGGTGGGTGGCATTTTTCTTATTTTAATGACGTACATAACGTAATTAATAAAATCAAAAATGGAGGACATACTGAAATGCTTCATTTAGATTTAGATGAAAAACTAATTTCTGAAAGAATTAAAAATAGAATTGATGTTCTTGGTAGAGATGGTTATCTTTTAAAAGAAATAAAAAATAATCAAGATTTGCCTAAATACGTTTTAGATAATAAAGAAAAGTATAAACATTTATTTTATGAATAATCTATTTATTGATATTGGAACTCATATGGGTGGTGGGCTGTTTAATTTTATTAACAAATATAATATGACTAACCAAGATTGGGAAATTCATACGTTTGAGCCGCATCCATATTTATTTAAAACTGCTGGAGAAAATAACACAGAAAGACAAATTGGATATCCTCATTCATTTAAAGACATGAACGAATCGTTAAAACTAATACCACAAATAAATAGGCATAATGCTGCATGCGCAGATTTTGATGGGGAAGTAGATTTATTTTTTGATAAGGGTCTTGAAGAGAATCACATGGGTAACACCATAGTAAAAGATGTATATGAAAATCCTGTTTTTAAAAATTATGATTTCAATAGAAGTTCATACATAAACGCTCCAGTTAAAGTAAAATGCATTGATGTATATAATTTTATAATGAATATTACTACATCTAAAAAAATAAACAATTTAATAATTAAAATCGATGCCGAAGGAGCAGAATTTTCAATTCTAAATAAATTTATTAAATCTGAATATAAAAATATTTTTGACGTAGATCATTGCAATATATATTGTGAATTTCATCATTTTATGCTTAAAAATCCAAATGAATATCCATCTGTAGATTCATATAGAAATGAATTAGATAAGAAAGGAGTCCAACTTCATCCTTGGGGTTAATTATGAAAAAACTTTTAATAACTGGCGGAGCAGGAATGATAGGTTCTATTTTAGCTAGATATTTTATTGATAAAAAATATCAAGTAATTATTCTAGACGATTTAAGCGGTGGATTTATAGAGAATATTCCTAGTGAAGCAAAATTTTATTTAGGAAATATTTGCGATCAAAATTTCATTAATAAAACTTTTGAAATTGAAAAGCCCAATTTTGTAATTCATTGTGCAGCTTACGCAGCAGAAATACTTAGCCCTTTTATAAGGAATTATAATTATCAAAATAATTTAATCGGATCGGTTAATATTATCAATGCATGTATAAATAATGATATTGAGAAAATTGTCAACTTCTCTAGTTTTGCTACTTATGGGGAAGGGAAGCCTCCATTTAAAGAATCTGATTTAAGAGATCCAAAAGATTGTTATGGAATAGCTAAACTAGCAGTAGAAATGGATTTAAAAGAAGCACACGAACATTTTGGATTAAGATATTCAACAATACTGCCGCATAATGTAGTTTCTAAGTATCAAAATTATTGGGATAGATATAGAAACGCAATAGCCATATGGATTAGACAATGCTCTCTTGGGGAAGATATTACTATATATGGAGATGGTTTACAAACAAGAGCTTTCTCTGATTGTAAATTTTTATGCGAACCAATCGAAAAACTGCTTTATTCTTTTGATAATAATTTTTATAATATTGGATCAGATAATCCAATCACAATTAAAGATGCATCAGAGTTAGTATTAAAAGTCGGGACAGAGTTTGGATTTAATAAATCTAAATTAATTTTTCTTGAAAAAAGAAAAGAAGTAGTTCATGCTTACTGCGATCACGAAAAAGCTAAAAAAGAATTAAATTTCCAAGATGATACAGATCTAGAGAGCTTAATAAAAAACATGTATATTCATTACTTGTCTTTTCCAGAAAAGAAAGTTGAATACATGAAATATGAAATAGAAAAAAATATGTATAGTTTCTGGAAAAAATGAAATATGATTTTTTAATAGTTGGATGTGGTTTATTTGGAGTAACCTTTGCCCAGCAAGCAAAAGAAAAAGGCAAGAAATGCTTAATTATTGATTCTAGAAACCATATTGGTGGAAATATTTATACCGAAAATAAAGACGGTATTAATATTCATACATATGGCCCGCACATATTTCATACAAATAATGATGAAATATGGAATTACGCTAATAGATTTACAAAATTTAATCACTTCATTAATAGACCAAAAGTAAACTACAAGGACAAGCTTTATTCATTTCCAATTAATTTGTTTACTTTATATCAGCTTTGGGGAATAAAAACTCCAGAAGAAGCTAAATTAAAATTAGATTCAGTTAAAGTTAGAATTGAAGAGCCAAGGAATCTAGAAGAGTGGATTTTGTCTCAAGTAGGAGAAGAGCTTTACTATACTTTTATTCATGGATATACAAAGAAACAATGGAGCAAAGAGCCCAAAGATCTTCCTTCTTTTATTATAAAAAGACTACCAATTAGATTAAATTTTGATGATAATTACTTTTTTGATAAATACCAAGGCATTCCAATTGGTGGTTATACTAAAATTATAGAAAATATGACCGAAGGAATAGAAGTAATATTAAATGAAAATTATTTTGATAGAAGAGATTATTGGAATCAAAAAGCTGATAAGGTTATTTTTACTGGTAAAATAGATGAATTCTATAATTATAAATACGGAGAATTAGAATATAGATCTCTAAGGTTTGAGGAATTTAAATTAAATATAAAAGATTATCAAGGTAATGCATACATTAACTATACAGATGAAAGTGTTCCATATACGAGAATAATAGAGCATAAGCATTTTGAATTTGGACAGCAAGATGTTACTTATATTACCAAAGAGTACCCAGAGAATTATATTAAAGGGGAGAATGCTCCATATTACCCTATAAATAATGATAAAAATAATGATCTATATAAAAAATATAGACAAATGAGCGAAAAAGAGAATAATACATTATTCGGAGGAAGACTAGCAGAATATAGATATTATGATATGCATCAAATAATTGGATCTGCACTACAAAAAAGTAAAAACGTATAATGAATACAAATTTTATAGAAACATATCATGGCAAGAAAATAGACACTGCAAATATTTTAAATATTGAAGACGCAAGTAGACTTATCAAAGGTAGGAAAACTGTAGTAATAACTGGAGTAACAGGCCAAGATGGAAGTCATATGGCAGATTTTCTTTTAAAAAATACTGATCTATTAATTTTTGGTGGAGTAAGAAGACTAAGCGTATACAATCATGAGAATATCAGACACATTCAATCTGATCGATTCCATTTAATAAATTTTGATTTAACTGATTCTCACGCAATAGCCAGAACAGTAGAAAAACTTCAACCAGATTATTTTATTAATTTCGCAGCACAAAGTTTTGTAGCAAGTAGTTGGGATTTCGCAAAACAAACATGGGCAACTAATTCTACTAGCGTTTTAGATATACTAGAGGCCGTGAGACTTTATAAACCATCTTGCAGACTATATCAAGCTGGATCGAGTGAAGAATTTGGAAATGTACTATATAGTCCACAAGACGAAAAACACCCATTGAGACCAAGAAGCCCATACGGAGCAAGCAAAGCAGCCTCTAGACAATTAATTAAGGTATACAGAGACTCTTATAACCTTTACGCAATTCAAGGATGGTTATTTAATCATGAAGGGACAAGAAGAGGAGAGGAATTCGTAACCAGAAAAATTACTAAAAATGTAGCAAGAATAAATAATGCTTTAAAAAATAATGAAGAATTCAAGCCGATGGAGCTCGGGAATATGGAAGCTAAAAGAGATTGGAGCGACGCAGAAGATTTCATAGAAGGTGTCTGGATGATGTTAAATCAAGATAAATATAATTCAAATTATAATGGAGCACCAGAAGAGTATGTATTCTCCTCTAATGAAACTCATACGATTAAAGAGTTTGTTGAGAAAGCTTTTAATATAGCTGGAATTAAAGGTAATTGGATAGGAGAAAATGAACACAGTATGTATGTATCAAATGATAAGAAAATCCTAGTTCAAGTTAATCCTAAATTCTATAGACCAGCAGAAGTAGAACTATTATTAGGAAATTCAAATAAAGCAAGAGAAGAACTTAATTGGAAGCCAAAGATTTCATTTGACAAACTAATAGAAAAGATGGTAACATCAGATATTGATAATTTAAAATGAAAAAAATATTAACTTCACAAGAAAAAATATACGAATTTCATGCACCAAAAGATTTGCTCGATAAGGTCCATGAGCAAGTATTAAAAATAAATTTCTATAAAAATGAACACAATAAAATTTCTATTGACGTCTCTAGAAAAAATCAAGAAGAAATAGAAAAAAATTTAGCCAAAAACCCCAATTTTGACGAACTCCATCAATGGTTTATGGAATGTATTCAAAAAGTTTCAGTTGATACTGGTTATGAATGTGATTTTAAAATAGTTCATACATGGGCGAATAAGTCTGAAAAGGCAGAAAAACATCACGAACATAATCATCCTATGGCCGTAATAAGTGGAGTTTTTTATTTAACAACAGCTAGCGAAAATGGTGGAGGAGAAACTTATTACGTTTATAGTTCAAGTACTTGGGATAAAGCCTTTTTAAGATATATTCATGAAGAAAAATATCTTATTAAACCAGAAGCAGGAAAATTAATACTTTTTCCTTCAATTCTCAATCACGGATGTCTTCCAAATAAAGAAGAAGACCCTAGATATACAATAGCTTTTGACGCTTTCCCTTGTGGTCAATTAGCTAGAATAGAAAAAGATGGGATAGACCTTGTTATTAGTGTCGTTAATTAATTTTAATGCAAAAAAATACAAATCATAAACTCTGTCAGTTTATAATTAAAAAATATATTAATCAAAAAGTAGACTGGCCAAGAGAAATTAAAATAGCTCAAAAATTAATTAAAACCTATAAAGGGTATTCTTTTTGGAACGGACTCAAGCCTGCTAACCTCCCTAGTTTAGCGTTCTTTTTGACAGAAGATGGTAAGAAATTTATAGCTATGGAAAAAATCAAAGATAATCTAGAGCTAGATAAACCGATTAAATTCGAAATACAAGAAATAAAAATTGGTGAAGATAAAAAAGTTTGCAAAAAACCTAAAAGCCTGTTAGAATTTATAAACTATGGGAAGAAAACCTAAAGATCAAGAACCAGTACAAGATACTGGACCTAGCGCAAAGAGTAGACTATCTTCATTTTTGAAAGAAAATAAAGATGATCATTATAATTATGAAGAAGATGTTTATTATAAAGTCTCTACTGGAAGTCTAAATTTAGATATTGCTACAAGCGGAGGACTATGCCCAGGATTACATAGATTTATAGGTATGAATGAAGGTGGTAAAACTTCAGAAGCCTTAGAGGTGATGAAGAATTTTCTTAAGACCGTAAAAGATTCTAAAGCTTTATTGTTTAAAGCCGAAGGAAGACTAAGCAAGGAAATCAAAGAAAGATCTGGAATAAAATTTGTAACATCTGCTGATGAATGGGAAGACGGCACATGTTTTGTTTTTGAATGTAATATTTTTGAAACGGTTTCGGAATTGATGAAAGACTTGATTCAAAATAATGATGAAGGCAAAAGATATATGTTTATTTTAGATTCTGTTGATGGTTTAATGACCAAAGGCGATAGCCTTAAAAACATGACAGAGGCAACAAAAGTTGCGGGTGGAGCAGTCATATCTTCGATGCTCATGAAAAAAATATCATTGGCTCTTTCTAAACGTGGGCATATCGCTATTTTTATAAGTCAAGTACGTTCTGATATTAAACTTGATCCATACGCCGCTAATAAAGATATTCGCCAAACGACTGCAACTGGAGGAAATGCGCTTCTGCACTTTGCTAATTGGATACTTGAGTTTGAACCAAAATTTGGTAAAGATCTTATTTTAGAAAAGCCAAATGAAAGATACGATCAAACCAAGAATAAGATAATCGGACATAATGTTAAAATTACTATTAAAAAATCCACGAATGAGACAACTAATTCAAAAGTTCAATATCCTATTAAGTATGGTAGAAAAGACGGCTCTTCGGTATGGAGAGAATACGAAGTTATTGATCAAATTCTTTCTTGGGAATTCGCAAGCGCCAAAGGAGCATGGGTAACTTTTGCGGACGAGATAATAGAAGAACTTAAAAAAGAAAATTTAGAATTAAAAAAACAACATCAAGGCGTAGATAATCTTAGATCTTATTTAGAAGATAATAAACCGATTGTAGATTATTTTTATAATAAATTCATTAATGCCTTGATTCTATGAGACTATTAAATGTTAATGGAAAACTAGTTAACAAGAACGTTACAAGATACTCAATTAATTGGCAAAAAAAAAGTAGAAGCAAGCTTCAATTTAAATTTAAAGAGTTTTTTTACCCTTACTGGAAGAACCATATAGTTTATGAAGAGTTTCCAGTATATGGAAGCATGCTTAAAATAGATTTATTAAATGCAACAAAAAAGATAGCGGTAGAGATACAAGGATCTCAACATGAATCCTTTAATAAATTCTTTCATGATAATTCAAGATTAAAATATCTTGACAGCATCAAAAGAGATGTTAAAAAAGAAAAATGGATAGAGTTAAATGAATTTAAATTCTTAGAGCTTTATGAGGACGACCTTAAAAATTTATCACCACAATATATAGAAGAAAAGTGTGGGATACTTATCATTTAAGTGTAAAACTTTATAGTGACTAATAAGAAAAAATTTAATTTTCCAGAATCTTTATTAAAACAGATTGATGAATGCAGTTACGGCGGGTATATTTTATTTAATTTTTCTGCAAAGGGTGAACCCCAAGTATATACAAAATTTGATAATCAAATAAACGCTATGGCTCTTTTATATTATTTAAATACATGGGGTCAAAGTGTTGATCAATTGAATTTTGAAGCTACAACAGATTTAATTAATAGAAATAATGAAAAAGAAGATGAACAAGATGAAGATGAGGATAGTTAAAACTTGACTTTTCATTTTTAGTTTGGTATCATATAGATTGAATGATTTACTCCCTACAAGTAGAACGCCATGTTCTTAGCGGTTTATTAAAATATCAAGATTTGTTCGCTGATATTGATGTCTTTTTATCTGAAAATGACTTCTTTAATGATGTTCATTCTACTATTTATTCAGTATTCAAGAATATTAAATACAAAGGTGAAAATGTAGATAAGGTCTTATTAGCGGAAAAGATAAAGAATTTAGGGATATCTTTTAAAGATGAAATTAATATTTTTGATTATATAGATAATTTAACTTTTTCCCAGATCACAGAAGAAGCTACTATGACCGCTTGTAAAGAGTTAATTAAATTCCGAGTTCGAAGAGAGCTTTGTCAAACAGCAGATAATCTTAAAGAATATGTTACTAAGAACGCAGAAGATTCATTAGATGATATAATTGGTAAGATAGACGGGATATATAATAAAAAAATATCATCTTATTCTGAAAATGATATACCAATTAATATCTTTGAAGGAGTAGAGGATCTTATCGAAGAAAGAGGAAACTCACCCAAAGACGAAACTGGACTTATAACGCCATACTCAGAATTTAATAGAATGTATGGCGGTTTAAAAAATGGTAATATTTATGCTATCGCTAGTAGACCTGGACAAGGCAAATCGACTTGGCTCAATGACATCTGCTTTAAAACTGCGATTAACCCAAAGAATAAAACAAAGACTTTGATTTTGGATACCGAAATGCAAACCGTAGATATTCAATTAAGAATGGTTGCATCTTTGAGTAGGGTACCAGTTTGGTATCTTGAAACTGGCAACTGGCGCAAAAACGAAGAGATGACAAAGAAAGTTAGAGAAGCTTGGAGCAAGGTAAAGAAATATGAATATTTTCATTATCATGTTGGTAATAAAAATATAGATCAAATTTGCTCGATTATCCGTAGATGGTATCTTTCAAAAGTTGGCAGAGGAAATCAAGCAATGATCGCTTATGATTATATAAAACTAACTGGAGAAAAAGTTGGCCAAAATTGGGCAGAGCATCAAGCCATTGGAGATAAAATTGATAAACTTAAAAGAATATCGGAAGAAATTCAATGTCCAGTAGTTACTGCAATGCAATTAAATAGAACTGGAGAAAGCTTTAATAGAAAGGGCGCGGAAGTAGTTGATGATAGTTCAGTAATCTCTTTATCAGACAGACTTCAATGGTTTGCTTCTTTCGTGGCAATCTTTAGAAGAAAAACTTTAGACGAACTTGCTTTAGACGGTCAAGCGTTTGGTACGCACAAATTGATACCAACGAAAACTAGATTTCAAGGTAAAGACGCTGCGGGTCATCAAGATTTAGTTAGGAGATTAGATTGCACGGGCAAAGAAACATGGGCGCAAAATTACTTAAATTATCAAGTAGAAAATTTTAATATCGAAGAGCGCGGCTCTTTGAACGATGTATCTGCCTCTCAAAGAGAGCGTTATGAACTTAATGACTCTAATCAAAATGATGGAGAAATACTATGAATGTAAAATTAATATCAACCACAGCCCCAAAAATAACAGGAATAGAAAAAGCAGAACATCTAATAGCTTATTATGCTAGAGTTAGTAATCCTTCAAATCAATTCAATAAAGAAACTGCTCCAAAGTTGTTAGCGTTTCTTATTAAACACAAGCATTGGAGTCCATTTGAAATGGTAGATATGGCTATTGAAATTAAAACTAGTAGAGCTATCGCAGCTCAAATTTTAAGGCATAGATCTTTTAATTTTCAAGAGTTCTCTCAAAGATATAGTGAAGCTACCGATTATGAAGACGTGGAACTAAGACTTCAAGGAAATAAGAATCGCCAAGTTGGAGAAGACCTTTTATCTAAAAATCATCCAGAATACAATAATTTAAATGGACTAATAGCAGAAACTCTTTCTTTATCAGAGCATTGTTACAGAACTATGATAGATAATGGCATAGCTAAAGAAGTAGCAAGAATGGTTTTACCTTTGACAACACAAACAACCATTTACATGAAAGGGTCTTTAAGAAGTTGGATTCACTACATTGAATTAAGGACTCAAGAAAACACTCAAAAAGAACACAGGTTAATTGCTGATGAATGTAAAAAAATATTCATACATAACTTTACAGTAATAGCAGAGGCATTAGAATGGAAGAATTAAACGTCTTTCAAGTCCTTACTGATTTAGGATACAAATTGAAAGATCATGGCAAGGAATATCGCGCAAGACCTTTGTACAGAGATAGTGATAACGACACAGTATTAAAAATAGAAAAAATTAGTGGTAATTGGTTTGATTTTAAGCAGAATATAAGCGGTGATTTAAATTCATTAGTAAAATTAACTTTAAAATTAGATGGTGTTGATGAAGCAAAGCAATGGCTTAAAAATAAAAATTTTATATCTCAAGTGTCCACAAATATAGAAAAGCCTTTAATTAAATCTCCTAAAAGTTTTGATATAAACATTTTGGATAGGCTAGAGAATCGGCACGATTATTGGATCAATAGAAATATAACCCAAGAAACTGTATCTCAATTTAAAGGTGGTGTAGCTTATGCTGGTAAAATGAAAAATAGATATGTTTTTCCTATTTTCAATTTAAGAAATAATATTATAGGTTTTTCTGGTAGAGATATCACAAATATGTCTAATATAAAATGGAAGCATCTTGGAGAAAAAAGTGACTTTTTATATCCGTTATTTCTAAATCATTCTATACTGCAAGAGCAAAAAGAAATCATATTGGTAGAGAGCGTAGGAGATATGCTAAATCTTTGGCAAAGCGGCATCAAAAATGTTCTAGTCACTTTTGGCACTAGTCTCAGTTTGCCAGTATTAAATCATATGCTCAAATTAGATATTAAAAAAATATATATTAGTTTGAATAATGATTCAAATAAAAATATGGCAGGAAATATTGGCGCAGATAAAATCCACACTAGACTCAAAAGATATTTTGATCAACGACAACTTAAAATAGCATTACCTATTAAAAAAGATTTCGGAGAAATGACGAGAGAGGAAATACTTCAATGGAAAAAAGCTCTTTAAAAGTTTTATCTGCTTCTAGAATTAAAACTCTTGAAACTTGTTCTTGGGTCTATTGGAATAATTATCATGATAAAGTTCCTCAAGCTCAAAACGAAGGAGCTTTGAGGGGTACTATATGCCATACAGTTTTTGAATTATTGTTAAAAGAAAGACATAAAAGACATTACGACATTATAATTGCAAATAATTCAATTAACGGTAGTAAAGGCATATCTAAATTAGTTAAAAAACTATCATTGAAAGTCGGTCTTATTGAATCTCATTACGAATTATTGGATCAAATGATACTAGTAGGTCTTAAAGAAGATTTTTTTGGAGAGAATGGAAAAATAGTAAAACCAGAATATGCATTTAATATTCAAAATGATAACCCTAAATATCATATTCGTGGATTCATGGATAAGCCCATTAAAATCAAAAAAGAAATGCATATAATCGACTACAAGAGCTCCAAATATAAATTCAGGGGAGATGAGCTAGAAGCCAATATTCAGGCTATGATGTATAGTCTAGCCAGCAAAAAGCTTTGGCCTAAATTAAAACCTATAATCAAATTTCTTTTTCTTAGATTTCCTAAAAAGCCCACTCAAGAGCTTTCATTTAATGATGAACAGATAAAAGGTTTTGAATATTACCTAGAGCATATTAATGAATATATAAATAATTTTGATGAAGATAGCGCAAAGGCTAATTTCGCAGTAGATAATCAAAAGAATAAATGGATGTGTGGGATAGGATCTTGGGTTTGCCCATATAAATCACCTTATGATTATTATGTTAAAATAAATGAAGGTGGGGAAATAGTAGAAACCAGCCTAAAGAATGATTTTAAAAATATTGATGGGTTTAAAATAGAAATTAGAAACTATAATGGATGCCCAAAATTCAACAACAAACAAGGCGATGCAAAGAAAGATAGCTTTTTAGATTGATTTTTTATAAAATTATTGTTAAGCTAGTATAAATGATACCGTTATTCAAATCTCACTACTCTTTGGGTAGATCTATTTTAACCCTTGAAGATAAAGACGAAATGGACGATTATCCAGATTCCATTATCCAAATCTGCAAACAAAACAAGATGAAAGAACTTTATCTAGTAGAAGATAACATGTCTTCATTTCTTGAAGCTTATTCTAATTGTCGTAAAAATAATATCAAATTGAATTACGGATTAAGAATATCTGTTACAGAATCAATGAGCGATAAATCTGAAGAGTCAAAAACCAAGTCCTCAAAGATTATTTTATTCTTTAAAAATAAAAAAGGATATCAGCAATTAACAAAGCTTTATAGTATTGCAGCAAAAGAAGGTTTTTATTACGAACCAAGATTAGATTACGAAACAATTTCTAAAAATTGGACTGATGATTTAATTTTATGTATACCTTTTTATGATTCTTTTATATTCAATAATACTCTTAGAAATAGCCTTTGTATTCCTCAGTTTGATTTTACAAAACCTATATTTTTTATAGAGGATAATGACCTACCATTTGATTCGCTAGTAAAAGAAAGGGCTTTATCTTTTGCAGAAAAAAATGGTCTAAAAATATATAAAGCACAAAGCATTTTTTATAACTTAAGAGAAGACTTTAAAGCTTACCTAACTTTTAGGTGCATTAACAATAGAAGTATTTTGAATAAACCTAATTTAGATCATATGTCAAGTAGTGAATTTTGTTTTGAAAGTATTGGTAAAAGGAGTTAAATGGACGAGCATCTTTTAAGATACGATAAAGATAAGACTATAGTTTTTATAGATTGCGAGACTTTTAATCTTTGTCTAAACTTTTGCCATAATATTCCTTGGCAAATAGCAATGATAAAAGTTAAAGGTGATAAGAAAATAGATCAGAAGAACTTTTACTTGAAATGGGATACAGATTTAAAGATAAGCGAAGATGCTGCAAGAATAACAAGATATGATCACAGAAAAGTCCAAAAAGAAGGCTTTGATCCCAAAGAGGTATTCCCTACTATAAAAGATTGGCTTGATCATGCAGATTATATCATAGGGCATAATATTTTAGGATTTGACATTTATCTCATAAAAGAATATTATAAAACCATGCAGTCGAATTGGAAAGGATTAATGAATAAAATTATAGATACTAATGCCGTGGCAAGAGGGATTAAATATAATTCTATTTATACTCCTAAAGATGATTTACTTGAATATCAATATAAAATTCTTAACACCAGAAAGAAAAACGTCAAAAGCTCTTTAACTTTTTTGGGTAAAGAAAACGGTATAGACCATGATTACGAAAGTCTTCATGACGCTATAAATGATCTTGATTTAAATTTAAAAGTGTGGAATAAATTAAAATGGCAGATAGAGGTATAAAATGGGTTCACTAGATAATGTTTATGATACAATACAGAAGCTAGAGGATTACGGTATAGAATATCTTCTAATAACTATAGAAAAAGGCAAGAAGAAAGGAAAGGCCGATGTATTTTATAGTTTAAAAGACAAAGCTTCTATGAAAATATTATCAAAAGGACTAGAGATTTTTAATGAACAAATAGATAAAATTGAACAAGAGCAAGAGGAAGATGAAAACGAAGACTAATAATTATTCTGATAGTAAAGAGTTCTCAGATGAATTTGAATCAATAGAACTAGATATTCATGGAGTTCGATTACCAGAGTTTGAAATTGATTTAGCGTCCAAAAGACATTTGGGAATAAGTGAAGATGTATCAAATTATGATTTTTTAAGAGCTTTAGCTTCAAATGGATTTAAAACTTTAAATATAAATAAGTCCGATAAGAACTACAAAAAATATGTTGATAGAGCAAAACATGAATTAGAAACTTTAAAAGAGTTAGGGTTTATTGATTATATATTACTCGTATGGGATGTTATCCATTTTTGTAAAACTAGCGATATCCCAATAGGTCTAGGCAGAGGCTCGGCGGCGGGCTCTTTGATATTGTATTTGGTAGGTGTTACCAGAATCGATCCAGTTAAATACGACCTTTATTTCGAAAGATTTATATCTAAGATTCGTGCTAAAAAGCAGGTTATTGATGGAGTGACGTATCTAGACGGCAGTTTAATGTGTGACGTAGATTTAGATATTTGTTATTATAATCGTCAAAAAGTACTTCAATATTTAGAGAATAAATTTAAAGGTAAAACTAGTAAGATATTAACCTTCAATAGTTTAAGTGGAAAATTGCTTATTAAAGAGTGTGGAAAAATCGTAGCCGAAAAACCAGAGCAAGAAATGACGATGATCTCTTCTTTGATTCCTAAAACCTATGGTCAAGTTAAGAATATCTCAGAAGCTTATCAAGAAGTTGAGCAATTTAAAGAATGGTGCGACCAAAATAAAGAAGCATATCAAATTGCACTTAAATTAAGAGACTTAATCAAGAATAAAGGTGTTCATCCTTCTGGGGTGCTGCTTTCTTATTATGATTTAGAAACGATATGCCCAACAGAATTTTCTTCAGATAAAGAAGTGGTATCTAGTTTTGATATGAATTGGGCTAGCGTCTTTAATATAAAGCTAGATATTCTTGGCTTAAGAAGCGTATCCGTAGTAGATAATGTTTGCAAAAGTATCAATATAAAGATAGAAGATATAGATTTAAACCATGAATCTATTTATAGAAATCTACAAGACTTAAAATCGCCACATGGCTTATTCCAAATTGAAGCAGAAACTAATTTTAGAGTATGTCAAAAAGTTAAACCGAAAAATCTAGAAGAACTTAGTGGCGTTCTTGCTTTAGCTAGACCTGGAGCACTTCAATTCGTAGATAAATATGCAGCTCATACAAATTATCAACAATCAGAAAGTATCCATCCGTTCTTCGATGAGATCTTAAAAGAAACTGGCGGAGTTGCTTTATATCAAGAGCAATTAATGAAAATGGCTCATAAGATTGGCTTTACTTTAGATGAAGCAGAAATCTTAAGAAGAATCGTAGGTAAAAAGAAAACTGAAGAAATCAAAGCTTGGCAACAAAAGATCGAACAAAAATGTAAACAAAATAAAATTCCAAAAGAAGTAAGCGAAATTCTTTGGAAGATTCTTGAAGATTCTGCTAATTACTCTTTTAATAAATCACACTCTATAGCTTATGCTGGATTAGCAGCAATCACAATTTATCTTAAATTTAATTATCCTCAACAATTCTTTTTATCATTACTAAAGATGAGTAGGAATGAGCCAGATCCAATTGGAGAAATATCTAAGATTCAAAAAGAAATGCATAACTTTGGAATCAAGCTCCTCCCTCCACATATTATAAAATCAGAAATGGATTTCTCAATCGAAGATAAGGATATCAGGTTTGGTTTATTATCAATCAAAGGAATTAGCGACAAATCAATAGAAAAACTAAATAGTTTTAGAAATAAATACTCTAATAAATTTGAAATATTTGAAGCCGCAGAAGAAGCTGGATTAAATATTGGAGCATTATCTGCATTAATTCAAGCTGGAGCTCTGAGTGGATTCAATCAATCTAGAAGTAAAATAGTACTAGAAGTTCAATTATGGAATATGCTGACCTCTAAGGAAAAAAAATATGTTATATCATTTGCAGATAAATTTGATTATGATTTAATTAAAATAATTAAACACCTTAATAAATTTACTGATGAGAAAAATAAAGTTGTAATTAAAGATAATAGATTACATACTATCAAAGAAAAATATGCACCATACTTGAGCATATATGAGCAAAATAATAAAAGTGAAAGTTTTGCTAATTGGTATTATGAAAAGAAACTTTTGGGATATACCTATAATAAGAATCTAAAAGATATCTTTTCTGAAAAAAGAGAGAACCTTAAATATATATCTGATATATTAGACGAACCAGTAAATGCTAAAGTAGCTTTAGTCGGACAGATAGAAGAAGTATTTTCTGGTATATCTAAAAATGCTAAAAAGACAAGATATGTCAGATTAAAGATATCAGATGAAACAAGCACGATTAGCGTATTAATATTCAATGACAATATTGAGACAAATAAACTACTAAATAATAGGAATTTTGAAGAAGGAAACATCGTGATAGTTAAGGGTTCAAAAAGAGATGATTGTATATTTGGCGATTTAATAGCTATTCAAGATCATGAGATTTATATGAAATTAAATGATTTAAAAAAGATTGATAAAAATAATTGACATTTGATTATAGTTGATATAATATAAGCTATATGATTTCATTTTATAAACCAAATAGTAAAAATACTGGGACTGCTTGCAGTTTCACAGTTAATACAAAAGATGCCTCGATATGGGGATCATTAATTAAACAATCTTCTTGGAACGAGATTAAGAAAATCGGTTCATTTTCAGAAAATCAAAATAATCCAAATAAAAGCGTCAAAGTAAAATTTTCATTAACAGAAGCCGCTGGAATTTTAGATGCTATTGATAGAAATATAGAGTTTTCTGCTTATCATAGTTCTGAAAAACAAACTACGAGAATTAAATTTTGCCCATATATTAGAGACGAAAAACAAGTAGGATATTCGTATTCTGTAAATAAAGAAGACAAGCAAAATAGCGAAAATAAACAATCTTATTTAATTGGATTTTATTTTAATGAAGCTTCCCTTGTTAAAGAATTTCTAAGATTTGCGTTGCATTCCACTTTTCATCAACAAGAAATAGAAAATATTAAAAGATTAAAGAATAGAAAGACTGAATCTGGCGACTCGACACCTAATGTAGAGACAGAAGGCGATCTTTGGTGAATAAAAAGAAAAAAGTTTTAATACAAACTGATTTCTCTCTTGCCAAAACGGGCTTCGGAAGGAACGCTAAAACTCTTTTAAAATATTTATATAATTTAGATAAATATGATTTGGTTCATTATTGCTGTGGAATGCCTTGGAGTCATCCAGAATTAAAAAGAACCCCATGGAAATCAATTGGATCATTACCAGACACGCAACAAGAACTAGAGCTTTTAAATAGAGATCCGAATTTAGCTAGAATGGCTAGCTATGGGGCGCACTATCTAGACAGAATAATTGACCAAGAAAAGCCAGATGTATATATTGCTGTTCAAGATATTTGGGGCGTTGATTTTGCTATAGATAAACCTTGGTTTAATAAAATAAATTCTGTTATTTGGACCACGTTAGACTCATTACCAATATTAGAATCCGCAATTTCTTGCGCCCCAAAAGTTAAAAATTATTGGATTTGGAGTAATTTCGCAACAAAAGCATTAAATAATATGGGACATAAACATGTTAAAACTGTCCATGGATGTTTAGAGTCTAAGGATTTTTATAGATTATCAGATTTTGATAGGAAAAAATTAAGAAATAAATATAATTTATCCCAAGACGCATTTGTAATAGGTTTTGTTTTTAGAAATCAATTAAGGAAAAGCGTCCCCAATCTTTTAGAAGGATACGCTTTATGGAAAAAAGAAAATCCAGATATTAAAAATACGTTTCTACTTCTTCATACTCATTGGGGCGAAGGATGGAATATTCATAAACTATGTCAAGAGTTCAATGTAAATCCAGCAGAAGTATTAACTACATATGTATGTAAAAATTGCGGAGAATATGAAATTAAAAATTTTACTGGTCAAGATTTAAATTGTAAATATTGTGGAGCAGAAAAAAGCCAAACAACTACGAACGTCGGGATTGGAGTTACGGAACAGCAATTAAATGAAGTTTATAATTTAATGGATGTATATTGTCATCCATTTACTAGTGGAGGCCAAGAGATTCCAATTCAAGAAGCTAAACTCACTGAATTAATTACTTTAGTTACAAATTATTCATGTGGTGAAGAAATGTGTGAAAAAGACGCTTGCTCTATTCCTCTAGAATGGTCTGAGTACAGAGAGCATGGCACAGAGTTTAGAAAAGCTTCTACTTATCCAACTTCTATAGCTAAGAATTTAAATAGAGTATATAAAATGTCTAAAGCCGAAAAAATAGAAATGGGTAAAAAAGCAAGAGAGTGGGCAATTAAAAATTTCTCAGTAGAATCTGTGGGTTCAACTATAGAAAATTTTATAGATAAATCTGAAAGTACAAATTTTGATTTTTTAAATTCTCGAGTGGAGAGAAACCCAAATGCAGTTATACCAGAAATAAAAGACAACAAAGATTGGATTTTATATCTGTACCATAATATTCTTTGCCTTAAAAATATAAATGAAAATGATTCTGGGTTTATTTACTGGATGGATCAAATTGCAAAGGGCGCTTCTAGAAACGATATAGAGTCATATTTTAGAAAAGTCTCAACAGAAGATTTAAGCAAAGACAAACAAATTCCTTTTGAAGAAATTTTAGGAAAAGATGATCAAGGCAAGAGGCTACTATTAGTAATGCCAGAAAGTGCTGGAGACGTATTTATGGCAACAAGCCTACTCCCATCAATTAAAAAGATTTATCCAGAATATAATATATATTTCGCCACCAAACAAGAATACTTCTCAATTTTGAACGGCAATGAATATATTTATAAAACTATTCCTTATATCCAGCAAATGGATAATTTAATGTGGTTAGAAGGTGCCGCCGACCATAAAGGATTTTTTGAAATTGCATTTTTACCTTATGTGGGAACTCAAAGAGTTTTAAATTATCTACATAACGGAAAAGATAAAATAGAATTTAACATCAAAAATTTTAATATATAATATGCATATTCTAGAACAATACGCTTTAAATTGTGGAGTATCAATTTCTAAACCATCCATAAGCGAAGAATTTTTTCCACTCCCATTTGAAAAATATATAACGTTACATCCAAAGGGGAAATTCCCATCTAGAGAATATGATTATTGGGAAGAAGTAACCGCTAATTTATTTCCTATTTTAGAAAGACATAATATTAAAATAGTTCAAGTTGGAGGAAAAGAAGATCAACTCATACCCTTTTGTTATCCAACTAATGGACAAACTAATTTAAATAATTTAGCATATTTAGTTAAAAATTCATTACTTCATTTCGGAGTAGACAGCCTTCCAATACATTTCGCCTCTGCATTTGGTAAAAAAATAGTTGGACTGTATTGTAATATGTATCCAAACCAATCCGCTCCTTATTGGTCTTCTTCTGAGGATTGCGATCTATTATTCGCAGATTTGAAAGGTAAAAGACCATCTTATTCGCCTTTTGAAAATCCAAAAACAATTAATACAATAAAACCAGAAGATATTGCCAATAGCGTTCTTAAAAAATTAAATATTAATGAAAGTATTAAAAATAAAACAGTTTATTTTGGAGACGCTCATCATATAAGATCCGTAGAAATTATTCCAGATCATGTTCCTAATTTATCTTCATTTAATATAGATATAGCTAACGTAAGAATGGATTATTATTTCAATGAGATGTTTTTATTTAATATACTTGGCGTATATAAAACTAATATCTTAACAGATAAAGCTATCAATGTAAATGAATTAGTTAAATTTAAAAACAACATTTTGCATGTTTTTTTTATTATTAATGACGAATCAAATTTTGATATTAAATTTATAGAAAATTTAAAAAATAACGGAATAAAATTCTCAATATTATCATTTCTTCCAGAAGATAAAATTGAAAAGATCAAAATACATACAATGGACTTTTCGAATATTATAGTTAAAGATTATGAACCCAATAAAGAAATTATTAAATCATTTAAAAGTAATAATTTAAAGTTTAAATCAAGCAAGCTTTTACTAAGCCAAGGAAAGATGTATCCGTCTTTTCAAAATTACAAATCAAATGTAAGCTATAATCAGTCTTTAATTGAACATTTTGATTTTAAAGAAGAGGGTGATCTTTACAAAGAGTTGCAGAATTTTTATATTTTTAGTATTGACTAAATCTTTAAAAGGTAGTATCATCTTAAAATGAGCCCAAAAATTAAAGCAGAAGAGAATACTATTTCAATTGGAAGTTCTGAATTGTTTGAATCAGTAATTATTTCAGAACAAAAACAAGAGGTTGCTCAAGTAGTTCCACCAAATATAATAACCAGAAACCAGTATGGCTTATTAGAAGATAAGAGCCTTAACTACGTATTTAATGATGATAGTACAATTAATTGGCGTAAAATGGTTAAAATAGAACACCTTGTTCCTAATAGACAAAAGACGCAAGAAACAGATGTTTCAAAGCTTCAAGATAAAGATTTGCTTATCCTGCTTGGGGGTATTAAAGAATTAGCTCAGATTCGTGGGTATACTACCGTTGAGTATAAAGTGGTCGCTGCATCTGAAAGTTATTTTGCAACAAGCTGTAAGATCACTTGGCTTCCAAATTATGAAACTGGCGGTAAGGAGATCATTTTTGAATCTCTTGCAGATGCCACAGTAAACAATACAAAAAATTTCGCTAGGTTCTTCTTAGCCGCAATTGCAGAAAATCGTGCTTTTGTTAGATGTGTGAGAAATTTCCTAAAGATCAATATTGTAAGTCAAGAAGAGCTTGGAGATGCTAAACTTCTAGAAGATTCAATAGCTAAAAATGACAATCCAACCTCTCCTCATGCTCTATTGGAAAAAGTAATGAAAGATAAAAGTATAAACTTTGATCAATTAAAAAAGAAACTGATTAAAGAAAAATTTGATAATGCAGAAAATTTAAATTCAATCTCTGATATCCCTAAAGCTAAAATCTTTGAGCTTATAGAAAGAATTAAAAAAGCCTAACTCAAGACGTAAGCGGAAAAACTAACCGAAGCTCTTCCATTGTCTGCGACGCTTAGATTTAAACTTTCATTATTTTTAATAATATTATTAAAATTAAAAGATAGTACATTAGTTAAGGTTAAATAATTTTTAAAATTTATTTGTACCGATCTTAAGTCATTATTTATTAAGAATGACCTCATGTTAGACATCATATAATTATCAATATCTAAATCAAAAGCAAAATCTATTTTTATTGGATACTTTATAAATACTTCAGTTGGATAATATTCACCAATATTATACTGAGGAATTCTCTCTGAAGATATCGTCATATCAAAAGAAAGTAATCTATTAGTTAAAGCTTCGTTAAAGGTTATATCAGTATAGCATAAATCATATGGCGTTATATTGTAATTTATTGGATTATTTATTATGATACCAGTCTGCTCTGCAAATCTACCATAAACATCAACATCAGCCCTACAAACAATTGGGTTATCAATGGCAGTTTTAATATTATATCTAGTTAAATAACCACTATTAAAATTTAAATATTTATTAGCATATCCAAAAGTCCCACTTATTGCATTTTGGCCAGTAAAAGAAAGCATTGGATCAACATTAGAAGGTATATACTCTATATTGATAGAAGCTTTATTTTGATTATTTACTAGAAAATTAAAGCCCGTGTCTTCTATAGCTATAGAGGGAGCAATGCTCGTGTCATAAGATACCCCTAAAGATTGAACACCAGAAACGAACTGTCCGTTTATATAGATATTTTGATTTTGTTTAGAAGAAAAGATAGGCATTTAATATAATTACACCATTAAAACAAGTGTAATTCTTTAAAAGGTATAAGGTTATGGCAAGTATATACGATACAGTTTCTGGCTGGTCAAATAGCGTTAACTATAATAAATACAATATAGTTTCTGGATCTAATCTTAAGTATTATTATGCAGTAACTAGTAATAGCGCTTCTAACCCTACGAATACCTCATTTCTTCAAAATAAATGGGATGGATATATAAACATTAATAGCGTTCTAGTTCCAAATTTCTTTTGGAAACCGTCTTATACTAGTAGCATAAGTATTACTCCAGATATTAATATAATTCAATTTGGTAATGGATATCAACAAAGATTAAATCAAACTATTAATCCCAATCTAGCAAATTTTGAAGCGCAATTTGATAACAGATTAGAATCTGAAGCGGTCAGTCTATTGCATTTCTTAAATGCAAGGTCCGCAAAAGAAGCTTTTATATATAATGTTCCTACGATATATAGTAAAACTAATTTTTCAACAAGATTTATTGCACCAAACTGGTCTGTAACTTATAATTC